TGTGGTGACATCACACAATCTGATCTAACAAGAGAGAATGATAAGTCAGGAATAAATGACTTCATCAGAATCTTGGAAGAGATGAAAGAGTTCTCATGTATCGAGTTTGATATCAATGATATCGTACGCTCTGGTCTTGTGAAATCTTATCTCATCAGTAAATACAACCTCGGTCTATAATGTTTGACTTTGTAAATGTAAAACTTGATACACCTGACGTAGAACCTGTCAATAAAAACGGAGTACGTTTTTATAAAGTACCTGATACAGATAAATACTTTCCAAGTGTTACCTCAATCACATCGTTTAAGAACGCACAGTTCTTCAAAGAATGGAGAACCAAAATTGGTGAACAAGAGGCAAATCGTATCACTGCTCGAGCTACTCAGCGAGGAACTACATTTCATAGTATCGCAGAAGATTATATCCGAGGAAACTTGGACGTCGATAAGTACATAGGAAATAATCCTATGTCAGTTCGTATGTTTCAAGCAGCAAAGAAAGAGATAAACAGGATTAGTCGAGTCCATTGTTTAGAAACTTTCTTGTACTCTCATTACCTCGGTCTTGCAGGTCGAGTTGATTGCATTGCTGAGTTTGATGGCGAGTTAGCAGTGATAGATTTTAAAACTTCAACCAAAGAAAAAAAGGAAGATTGGATCGAAAGTTATTTCGTTCAAGAAACTGCATACGCAGCAATGTTCCTAGAACGATCTGGAATCGAGGTAAAGAAAATTGTCACACTCATTGCCACAGAAGAGGGAACTACACAAGTGTTTGAGAAATACAATCTTGATGACTATTTACAGCTACTCAAAACCTACATCAATGAGTTCGTCTCTTTCCATAATGATAGATAAACAAGTCAAAGGGAAAGACCCTTTTAAGAAACAAACCGCAAAGAAATCCAAGAAGGATGTTGACGATAAGTTTCTTACACCGACTAAGTTTTCTCAGGAAATAGAACGCCTAGTTAAAACTAGTGGTGGACTTATATCATACATCGAAGCAGTAGTAACTTACTGTGCAGAGAATGAAATCGAAATAGAAACTGTTCCTAAGCTCTTATCTAAACCACTAAAGGAACGTTTAAGACATGAGGCAGAACGTCTCAACTATATGAAGGCAACATCAAAGGGAGTGCTACCACTGTGACAGGGTTTGAAGTATACAGAACTTACTTAGCACTCAAAAATCACTTCACTAAAAAGAACTACGACTTTGTAAAGTATAACGGAAAGGTTCGTGCGAATGAGAAATCATTTGAGCAAAGACTTGACCGTTATTTCTTTAAGAAGTTAGCAGTAAAGTATAATGATAATGAGATCATAGAATATTTTATTGCTAACTTTATAGAAGATCCCAAAGGTTACATCAAATCATTTAGTGTAGATAACTACACCAAGTGGAAACATAAAAAGGAGTCGTTGACATATAAATTTAAAGAGGATGTGAATGCATTGCTAGATGATCTCGAAGCACCCTACGATAAATCATTTGGTGATATATTCAAAGCAAGTAAAGGTAAGCATCCTAACATACTCAAACGTTTCTATGCTAATGACATATCATTAGAGACATTAGTAATATTTGAGACATGTCTTGGGTATGTAAATGATCTAACTAAAGTATTGGTTGACCCTATATGGGATGACACTAAGATGAGAATAGTAAAGTATCAACCATTCTTACAGGTAGATTGTAAGAAGTATAGGGGTGTAGTATTAGATGTAATCAACACAAAGCTATGAGTTTTTTTCAATCAGAACAAGTCCAAGAAAATCTTAATGATATCTTTAGCACCTATCAAAAGATATCTGCACTAACGTCAGCAGTTCCTCACATGAGTGTAGAGGATAGATTAGATCATATTGATGCATGTAAAGGTCTTATAGAGAAACAGAAAACATTTTATTTTAGACTACAACTAGCGTCTAAGACAGACCCAGAGGCAGCAGATATGAAAGAAAGAATCAGTGCACTCACTCAAGCATTTGGTTTTAAAGACCTTAATGATTGTATGGAACAGATGATCACGACATTAGAACAAGCAGCAAAAAAAGAACTTGACAACACCTAAATAGTGTGTTACGATTATAAAGTAACAATCCAAACAATACAAAAAATACGGAGAATACGTTTATGTCTTTTGCCTCACTAAAGAAAGCTTCCTCTACAGGAAACACTCTAGCAAAACTGACACAAGAGATTGAGAAACTCAATCAACCTCAGTCTGCATCATCTAATGTTGATGAAAGACTTTGGAAACCAGAACTAGATAAGTCTGGTAATGGTTACGCAGTAATCAGATTTCTACCTGCACCTGATGGTGAAGAACTTCCATTTGCAAAAGTGTGGAGTCATGCATTCAAAGGTCCTGGTGGACAATGGTACATCGAAAACTCTTTGACTACTCTTGGCAAACAAGATCCTGTCTCTGAGTACAACACAGAACTATGGAACGCAGGTGGTGAAGGTTCATCCCAACGTGCTCAAGCAAGAGCACAGAAGAGAAAACTTTCTTACTACTCAAACATCTACGTTGTGTCAGATCCTACACATCCAGAGAATGAAGGAAGAGTATTCCTTTATAAGTATGGTAAGAAGATTTTTGACAAACTTGTCGAAGCAATGCAACCTGCATTTGCTGACGAGAAAGCATTAGATCCTTTCAATTTCTGGGAGGGTGCTGACTTCAAGTTAAAGATACGCAAGGTAGATGGATACTGGAACTATGACAAGTCAGAGTTCGCTGCTCCTGCACCTCTTCTTAAAGATGATGCTAAACTAGAATCAATCTGGAAACAAGCATACTCTCTTGCTGACTTTGAAGCACAAAAGAACTTCAAGTCTTACGAGAAGTTAAAAGCACGTTTAGATTTGGTTCTTGGTATCAGTGCTGCTCCAACTCCTGCTCCTATAGATGAGTCTCTTGAAGATTTATCAGAAGGTAAATCACCTTCATGGGGTGCTGAAGTATCTAACTTCAGAGAGAAAGCAGTTGCCTCTTCACCTGTAGAAGATGAAGAAGATGCACTTAGTTACTTTTCAAAACTTGCCGAGGAAGAATGAAGATTGCACTAGCAACCATACTCGCACTATCATCCCCTGCTGCTATGGCGGGGGATTACTACTATAGGACGGTAGGTCATACTACTAATCAGACTTGCTATAGAAAAGTAGTTCGTGAAGAGTATATCCCACCATACAGAAGTCATTATGGTGAAGGATACATTAATCGTTATTACGATACAGAAGAAGTCCCATGTTGGACTCTAGGACACAGACCATACAGACCTTCTTATCCTGACTATGGTCCTAGAACTAAACCAGTTCCAGACCACACTGGTCCTGATCTAAACTCATGTGAAGAAGGTTCATTCTTAGGAGCAATCCTAGGTGGTGGTGCTGCAGCAGCAATGTCTGAAAAAGATGCTATGGGATGGTCAATACCATTAGGTGTTGTAAGTGGTGCACTAGTTGGATGTCAAATAGACGGAGGATAGTCTATGGTAGAAATGATACTTAAAGAGTTCCCCCTTACGGAGGTAGTACGAATTCCTATGAATAAAGATACCTATACGAAAGCAGAGGTGGACGAACTAATCAAGTACGCTATTGATGAAGCAAGAAAGATTGATGAAGCATCAATGGCAAAGCATAATCGTGATGCTACTGTTATCAGTATGATACTAGGATTCACAGCTCTTGCTTTATTTGTAGATGGATTACTTAGATTATTAGGTATCATTCCTCCTTTCATGGAGATAGATATAGACGTTCTCGATAGGATAGTTGAGAGGGTAGAGGTTGACGTCTTTGATAAACTAAAACAAGTACCAATACAAAAACTATTTCAACGATGAGTGATATGGCAGTCTTTATATACCTGTGTTTCTTTGTAGCATTATTTGGAGCAACCTTTGCATTTATGTTTAAGTCAATGACTGCAATATATCAAATGGATAAACCAATCAAGAGAAGAGTACACCCAGAGATGGATGAAGTTGAGACTGGAACTGAGTTGCTAGTCTTCAGAGGAATAGAAGACGAAGAAGAAGATGAAGACGAGGATGATGATGGTGACATCCTTGTAGTCCGAAAATGACTTTTAGTTTGTAAATATCGCTTAAAAATTTTCCGCCAAAATTTTGACCCCTTTAGTTTTTTAGTAACCTCCGTAACCAGAAGAACCAGAAGAACCTGAGGAACTAGAAGAACCAGAAGAAGAGGATGAAGAAGAACTAGAACTAGAACTTGAGCTGCTGCTCGAAGAAGAACTTGAACTGCTGCTAGTTGTGCTGCTAGTTGTGCTAGATGTATCACTAGTTGTGGTAGATGTAGTCGCTGTTGAAGTGGTAGCAACCCCTACGCTTCCTGACGTAGTATTAGAACCAGAAGGACCATAATCAAATGTAGTTGTGCTAGTTGCTGCTGATTGTCTAGACACACTGGCACTAACAAAACCTGCAACATCAACAAACCTCGCTGCAATAGACAGTGGGGTTTTCTTATTGTTTACATCATCTAGTTCTGGATGCTGTTCATATGCTACTGCATCTTCAAACTCATCTATCATTAAGTCAACTAATGTAGGTGTAGGTAAAACTATTTGTCTCTTAAGTTCATTCTTATACACTTCATGCTCATAGTTACTTACAGGATACCTAGATTGTTCTGCAGATTTTGTAGTTCCATCTGGCATAACAGTTCTAAATGAATCTAATACTTCTATACCTGCCTTTGTTATTACAGTATCACCATCTTTTACCTCAAGAGTTTCATAGTGATGAACTCCATCTTCACTGTTATAGTTTTCTTGAATGTATGCTAGTAGATCATTATTATTTTTAGGCCATTGTTCATAGAAGTCTGTTATATTATTAGAGAGTAGTATCACCCAGTCTAACTTAGCGTTTTGAAATAACTGATGTGCTAAGGAAGATGGTGTATCTGTATCTCTGATAGAGTAAGCATCAAATGCAGTTACATATTGATCTAAGTCTTCTCTAACTTTTACTCTACGAAATATATTTTTTACTAAACGATAGCGATATGCCTCATCATCTGTGATGCCTTCGCCAACATATACATTTGGAAAGTAAGTAAAATAAGCTGCCATTAGTAACCTGCCTGTACGTCTGCCTGACTGAGTAGTTTTGTTTCAGTAAATGCCATATCTATCTGAATCACTGGAACAGAAATCATAGATGAAGCATCACCTGTATCTTTGAATGAAGTATACTGCCCATCGGGTGTATAGTTTACACTCATATTTGTACACACTGAGTCTTCTATTCTAAAATGTAACTCAGGATGTGAACTTACTATACTACCTCCGTTGGGATCCATTCTAACAAACTTGATTCTATATTTATCTGGTACTTCAAAGTATCTAGAACTTGTCAATGCTTCTATACCATTCAATGAATCTAGTGCCTCTAGTTGTTCTTTCTCATCATTCTTTGCATCTTCTATATCATCTTTTAAATCAAATATATTTGCACCACCACCTGCAACCTTAGGATGAGCTCCAGTTTTAAGATACCTTACGATTTTATATATTTCAGTTGCTTCTTTCTTTGAACGAGCAAACATTTTGAATGAGAAGTTATGAGTTCTAAACGACATTGCGTTAAAGATTTGCTCTGAGAAAGGGTTGAATACTCTACCTTGTGATAATCCCATTAGTTGATTGGCATTAGCACCTCCCCCTACACCTGTTAGTTTGTTTGCTGCACCTGCAACGTTTGCTATTATATTTGCAGTACCTTGAGGTAGTCCTGCTTGTGCACCTTGTTGTATTGCGTCTGCTACTTTATCAAAACTTAAGTTACCTGCTGTTCCTCCTCCTACTAATGCTGCTGCCATTACACCACCAACACCTAAGTCAACCTTACTATATGATGCTTGGTATGCTGTTTGTACTGCCTTTGGCATTGCAATATATACTCTACTTCTATTCAACTGTCTGTTTACTGTACTGTTAGGTACATTCAATCCTGCATAACCAGTATCCTTATCATCATACTTGATTCTAAATCTATGCATCATGACGTAATCAACTGCCTCAGTAGGGAACTGTTCGTTCGGTCCTGTGTCAGGTGATGGTGGTCTCAATGGATATTTGTAAACACTCACTACTTTTTCCTAAATACTATGTGAAACTATATTATATTTATGAGGTATCAAGGAAAATATCGACCTTCTTATCCTAGAAAGTATAAAGGTGACCCCACTAACATTATTTATAGATCCTCTTGGGAATATAAGTTCATGAAGTGGTGTGACGTCACCTCATCTGTACAAGAATGGGGTAGCGAAGAGATTATCATTCCTTATATTTCACCTGTTGATGGTAAACGTCATCGATACTTTCCAGATTTTTATGTTAAAATCCAGAACAGAAAGTATTTGGTTGAAGTCAAACCATTCAGACAGACTCGTGAACCCAAGACACAAAAAAGAAACACAAAGAGATATATAAATGAGGTTGTTACCTATCATATTAATAAAGCAAAGTGGAAAGCAGCAACTGAGTTTTGTAAAGACCACTCATGGGAGTTTATGTTAATCACAGAAAAGGAACTTAAAGTATAATGGCAATCCCCAATCCCCAAAGTGCTAGAAAAATTGCTCCTATGCGTGGAGTGGATGGATTTCTAGGTTCTATGATTAAGAACAAAAAGAATTCTCCTGCTACACTCAACAAATGGACAGTTAGTTTTGCAAGTCCACCCATATTACAACCTCGTAACGTAGGAGGGGACAGTACCAGTGATAAAATGGTATTGGAAAAGGGTGATCCAGCTCGACTACTTGATTACTATGCAATGAATGTAGGTTTACCAAGTAGACAAATCACTGCAGCACAGTTCCAACCTCCAGGTGCATCTGTAAGGTATGCAACTAACCAAGCATTCAGTGAGATGAGTATTGAGTTTATGATTCCAAAATCTCAATACACAAGAAGTATATTTGAAACATGGGTAAATAGAATATCAAGAGACTCAAATCAGTATGTTGACTTTTATGATCGCTACTGTTCACCTAAAGTAAGAGTCTATAAATGGGAGACTACAAGTAGACCTACAAGTAAAATACAAGAACTTCTTGATCCTACTAGTAAGAGTTTCGGACAGATCACTGGTTGTTGGGAGATGCAAAATGTATTTCCATACAACATAGGAAGTATTCAACTAAACAATGAACAGAATACTTTGATGTCACTGTCAGTAGGGTTCTACTATGAAAGGTATAGATTCTTTACTGCTGATGAGTTTTCTGATTACGGTAAACTATATCCTATGACTTTACCCGCAGGAACTGGACTAGGATCTCTATCAGATGAAGAGAAAGCACAAATCGTTGATTCATATACACAATCTGGTGTTACTTATGCACGCGAGACTGGTAGTCCAATAGCATTTGCTAGTTCATATGAGGGTCCTACCTAACCTGCTAAATAAAATATGACGTGAAATAATTTATGGCATTACCTAAGTTAAATGTACCTAAGTACAAATTGAAACTACCGTCAGACGGTAGAACTGTGAACTTCAGACCATTCCTTGTAAAAGAAGAGAAGTTACTATTGCTTGCTACTGAGACTGGCGAACAGTCAGATATCATTGAAGCAATCAAAAACATTATCATATCCTGTACGGATTTGACAACTGTAGAAGGGTTAGCAACCTTCGATATCGAATATCTTTTCCTTAATATCAGATGTAAATCTGTAGGAGAGACTGTAGATGTAGTTGTTACTTGCCCTGATGATGGTGAATCAACTGTAAACGTATCTATTCCATTGGATACAATCAAAGTTAAGAAGACTAGAGGACATAAGGCAGATATAAAACTGTCTGATGAATGTTCTATAACAATGGGTTATCCTAGTCTAGACATGTTTGTCTCAACAAACTTTACTGATGAAGACGAAAACCGTGTTGATGAAGTTTTTAAAATGGCAGCGTCCTGTATAAAAACTATTCAAGATCCTAACCAAGTATATGAATGTGCAGATGTTCCTCCAAATGAGATCCAAGAGTTCTTTGATGACATGAACAGTGCACAGTTTGCTATGGTTCAGAAGTTCTTTGATACCATGCCCAAGTTGACTCATACTATCAAGGTCACTAATCCAAACACAGGTAAAGAAAGTGACGTAGTTTTAGAAGGGTTAGCGTCTTTTTTCGCTTAGCTCTACTGCATACTAGTCTTCAATCTTATTATGAAGGGAACTTTGCATTGATGCACCACCACAAGTGGAACATTGAGCATATAGATAATCTCATGCCTTGGGAAAAGGATCTATATGTTGACATGTTAATCTCGTTCCTTAAAGAAGAAGAAAAACGCATGAAGGAGCAGCAAAAGTAGTGGCAAAACTGGTCGCTTATAAACAAGTTAAAAGAAACGGTTCCAAGTCAGTGAAGGGAGCGTTGAAGAAGGCTGTGAATACTAATATATTCGCTGCCAATCAACTTGGTTCTACTCTTAATAGTGTTGGTAGTATTACTACTGATCTAGTTAAAATATCAGAAGCATTTAGAAAGACTAGAATCACAGAAGATAAAGATGAACGTAGACAAAGAAGATTAGATAAAGATCAGGCAGCAGAAGATAGGCAGGAAGGAAAGAAAGTAGATGAGTTTAATAAAAGTGGTAAAGATGGTGCTGTAGATAAAGAGTTTAAGAAAAAGAAAAAACCAAAAATGTCTCTCTTCAAAAAGAATAAAGGCATGGGAGGTTTCCTACTAGGTTTCTTAGGACCTGTAGGTGGAGCTCTAGCATCACTTGCTGCAGCAGCAGCGAGTTATAAGTTGATGGAGTACTTCTCTAAACCAGAGAACACTAAAAAGATTAGAGATTTTATAGAGAAAGCATCCTTTGTATTTAAGAAACTGTTTGGTTGGGCAGGGCAACTGATTGATGCGACCATGACAGCTATTGATCAGTTGTTTGGTAAAGAGAAGACTATAGGTGATAGACTACTAGGATTTGGTAAGATTGCTACAGCAATAGGTGCAAACTTAATGTTGCTGAAAGCATACGAATTCGTAAGTGACTTTCTTGATCGGGACACACCTGATGGAAGAAACAGGACACCTGATGACGTCGATCCAGATACAGGTAGAAAGTTAGATGCTGATGAGGTAGTCGATCCAGAGACAGGTAAAACTAGAAAAGCAGATCTTGAAGAGATAGAACTTAAGAAGAAAGGTTTAAACAGTGATCAGATTGCTGATTATAAAAAGCAAGTTGCTAATGGTGTAGATCCAGACGTAGCACTTAAGAAATCAAAGCAAGGTAAGCTTCAGAGGATGATCGGTGATAAAGTTGATGACGTCATGACGTCAAAACCTGCTAAAAATATTATGGGTTTCTTCCAAGACCTTGGAACTAAGGTGACGAAAGGTTTAAAGAATTTGATGAATAAGATACCTGGCGTAAAGGATCTCGGTGAAAAACTTGGTAAACAACTTGCTGAAGGATATAAGAATCTAAAGAAGTTTGCACAAAAGAAGTTTGATGATGTAGTAAAGGTAGGTAAAAAATTAAAGGGCATGTATCAAGGTGCTCTAAAATCAACTGGTAACTTCTTCAAAAAGTTAGCAAAGAGAGCTAAAGATGCAGTGGTGAAGAAGATTTTAGAACCTGCACTGAAATATTTTGAACCTGCTCTCAAGAAATTGAAAGCGGTTGGTGGTAAAATAATGGCACAACTGCAAAAGATTCCTGGATATGATAAGATAACAAAAGTTCTAAAGAAATTTGGTGGAGAAGGTAGTCAAGGATTATTGAAAAAGATAGGAGGAAAAGCAGTACCTATCCTTGGTGGTTTTGTTAACATGCTTTTTGCTTATGATAGATTGGCAAGTGGAGATTCCATAGGTGGATTACTTGAAGGTGCTTCTGGTATACTTGATTTGTCTGGTGCTTTTGGTAACGCAGCAGGTCCTCCAATATCAATGGGTATAGATGCCTTTATGTTTGCTAGAGATTTTGTTCCACAAATCCAAGAAGGTGAAGAAGCTATTGTTAATAAACTAGGGTTGGGTGGAATAAAAACACAAATGGATAGTATATTTGAAAAGTTACCAGACTTAGGTACTATCACTAACATGGTATTAGGTAAGAATAAAGAAGAGGAAGAAGGAGATGTTGTAGAAGGAGATACAGTAACTACTAACGTAAAACAAATATCTGCTAAACTTGATCTTTATGGTGATGGTAAAGCATATATTAATGGCAATGAAGTTTCTCTGGAAGAGTACCAAGCGTTCCAAGAAATGACTAGGGAAGAACAGTTACTTAAGTATGGTAGTGAGGGCACAGGTGCAGAAAATGTAGCAGAAGAGATGGCAAGCGGTGGATTCTTAAGAGTTCCACAACCTGCATACTTTAGTGCAGGTGGTTTGGCAGATCAAATAGCAATGGCAAGTGCATACGACAACATGATACCAATACCTTTTGTATTGACACAACTATCTCTCTTACCTACGAAAGTTGCAATAAATACAGGTGGTACTGAAGTAAAAGCAATGTCTTCTCTTACATCTAGACGATTATAATGGCAAAAGTCAACGTACAAAAGAAAGGAAAGCTCAACACTTATAAGTTTGTTGGAACTGAGGAACCTAAAGGTAAAGGTTCCAATCCTTTTGGTGCGACTGGACATTTCAATGAGAATACACAAGCAATCAATGCTTTAGGTGCTTCTGTAAATGGTATCATGGATACTGTACAGAAACTTAAAGAAGCACAACTAGCAGAGTTCGAGGCAAGACAAAAGGATAAACCAAAGAAAGATCCTAACTATGGCAAGACAAAGAAAAAGAAAGGTAAAGGAAATCCAGTTCTAAATTTTGCAAAGAGTGTTACAAAAGCAGGTGGTAGTTTCTTAGAAGGAATACTAGGCATGGTAGGTAACATGCTAAAGATGGCGATTGCTGTACCTGCACTAATGTGGTTGGCTAAACCAGAAAATAAAGAGAAGATAGTTACATTGGTCAAAGTCCTTAGTAAGATTGGTAAGTTTATATTTGATTTTGCACAGTTTGGAATCACTCAGACACTTGATGGTTTGTATATGATGTTGAGTGGTGAGACTAAATGGTGGGAAAAGTTACTAGGATTTGGTAAAGCACTACTAGGTTTAAGTACAATAATATTAGGTATAGGATTCTTAAAGAACCCTGTTAAAACCATTAAGACTATTGTAAGAGGTGTCAAGATATTGATAGGCATCCTCAAGAAACAGATGCTCAAGAATGCATTACCATTCTCTGAAGGTGGTGTTCTTCCTAAACCTGCACCTGTTTCAAAAACTATAAAACAACTCAAAGGATTTGCAAGAGGTGGATGGATATCAGGTCCTCAGTCTGGTTATCCTGTGTCACTTGATGGTGGTAGAAGCACATCATTCATAGGTCATGGCACAGAGTATGTTTCACAGAAAGCAGATGGTGGAGCATTTATAGTTCCATTTGATACTCCTGCTACTAGAAAAGATCCTGGTCTTACTCAGAAAAGAGCTTCGGAAGCAAAGAGTAAAGGATTCTCTGAGGGTGGTCTATTAGATGTACCAAAACTATCAATACCAACGTTCAGTGAAGGTGGTATTGTACCATTTAATCAATCACTACCACATTTCTCAGTACCACAGTTTTCTACAGGTGGTGTTTTAAATGTATCAACTCCATCAATACCAAAGTTTGATCTTCCTGATGTAAAACCTATCAAAGGTTTTTCTGAAGGTGGTGTGGTCAATAACTTTAATGTACCTCCACTTCCTTCATTAAATATCCCTTCACCTATACAACAGTTTGCTCAAGGTGGTCAATACACGCAGACTTATTCACCTAATATTTCTAAATCAGTCTCACCACAATATAATTTTGCCACAGGTGGCGTTCTACCTACGATTAATATACCCAAGTTTGATGAGGGTGGTGTTGCTCCACGTCCTATAAAAGGTGGAATGGGTCAGTTGTTCCAAATATTCAAGGATCAAACAAAACTAAATGTTTTTGGTAAAATGATAAACAAAGTGAAAGGTGCAGGACAATCAGTCATAAGTAAAGTGACTCAGGGTAGAAATAATCAAGCAAACAAATCAAGAGATGCTATGATGCAACAACTAGAAGCAACTGCAGGTCAGGTTGCTGCAGTCAATGAGCAGAATCAAAATGCTATTGCACAGGCAGAAGCAATGACTAGTGGTGGTGGAGGAGGAGGTAGTTCTGAACCAGTATTAAAAGGATTGCCTGGTTTAGGAACTTACAATCAGAATGGAGTCTTGAAGACTACATCAACAGTATTGAATAGTAATAATAATTCTATGAGAGGTTTACTTAAATGAGCACACCAAGAGTAAATGCGGGTGATATTTCTACAAGTATTACTGTGATTAGAGCTGGTAGAACACTAAAGTCAGGTAATGGGGAGTCTAATCTAGTAGAATTTCTAAGAGCATGGGAAATATATGAAAGTATAGAACAGGGAACTGTAGAAGCAACATTTATGTTTGAAGATTCTGCAGGTATATCTAACATCTTTACTGGATCAGAGCTCATAAGGTTTGTGGTCAATGGTTCTGTAATAAACAGGACATATAATTTGAGATCATATAACGTTCATAGCAGACAGAGAATCAATCAAACTACAGATACATTTGCAGTCAACTGTTGTTCTGATGAGTTTGTAAAAAATGAATGTAGTAATGTATTTGGTATGTCTGACACAATATTTAAAGAGACTGAAGCATCTTCGATTGTAAAAAAACTAATCAAAAAACAAGACTTTTTGGGAAGTTCCAAGAAAATATTTGCAGAGGAAAGTTTAAATAAACACCAGTTCATAGCAACAAACTGGAGACCTCTTGATACAATCTATTGGATTGCAAATAGATCAGTCCGAAAGAAAAAATCTGGTGGTAGTTTTCAAAATGGATTTACTTTTTATGAAAATGCATTGGGATATAATTTTAAATCTATTGATGGTATGATAGATGATATCAATGAACAAACTGTAAAAAAGAAAACTGATAAAACTAAAGGAACAGCAAGACTATATGAATATCTTTACGCACCAAAGAAACTTGATGATGGATCTAATGATCAGTTCAAGATTGATACTATCACATTCCCAGAAGAAAGAAACTTTTTAATGGGGTTGAGGCACGGTTCATGGTCAGGATTTAGTATGGGTATTGATCCAGTTGATCTTGCTCAATCTAAGATGGGAGGTGTTAGTGTTGATCTACCATTATATTCAGATCCTTATAACATTTCAGCTACATGGAAGCAAATGTCACATCTAGGAGGAAAGAAAGCAGTCAACCCTGTATCTAGAGTTGGTGCGGATTACAAGACATTGATTGAAGCACCTAAAAGAATGCGTTATACTATAATTCCAAATCAAGTATTTGATGTCAAGAAAAATGTCGTTCAACAGACAGTGGACAACATAGGCACGTTTATCACAGGAGAACAACCCAAGCCAGGAAACACATATGGGGAACTCGTAGAGTTACAATCTTATCAGTTTCTAAGAATAGAATCAATGAAGAACACTCAACTTCAGATATCAGTTCCAGGAAATTTAGATCTCTACGCAGGATCTGGTGTTAGTGTCACTAT